TACAACCGTGACTGGTAGGTGTTGACAAAACTTTATGTTTCCTATATAATATGTAAAGAAACATTACGGAGTGTATCGTGACTGTAACAACCAATGACCGTGGACAACAGAATCTGTTCGCTAAAGAACCAACGATGTATGTCTCACAGACCGACGCAGAGCGTTATGGTTATGAATCCTACGCTGAAAAGGCAGAGAAATTAAATGGACGCACTGCTATGCTTGGATTTGTTGCTGCTGTTATCTCTTATACTACTTCCGGTAGTGTATTCTTCTTTGGTGTCTTCGGATTCTGATGACTGAATTTGCTTTTATGCTAACAAGCATTGCATTCCTAGTATTGCTTTGCTATTCTATTGAAAACCTATCTGAAACTTATTGATGGAACCCTCTCTTCTTGAAATCCTGACTTATTATGTGATTGGTGGTGCCCTTTTGGTTGGTGCCCCAGGAGTATTCTTTTTTATTGTCTTTATGCCTGCTCTGCAGAATACTAAAGGCAGAATGGTTGGTTACGGTGACCACAAAGAATATGGTGATATTTCATCTTACGAAAATTCTAAGAGTGATCAAACCAAATTTTATCTTGAAGTTAGTGGATGATACTTGACAAAGTATCAAACTTTCTATATACTTAACCTAACTTTATACCGAACTAATGGCATACACGATTACTCTCCGAACTCCTGATGGAGATACCATTATCTCTTGTGAAGACGACCAGTATATCCTGGACGCTGCTGAGGAAGGTGGAGTTGATATGAACTATTCTTGCCGTGCTGGTGCTTGCTCATCTTGTGCTGGTAAGATTGTCAGTGGTACAGTAGACCAAACCGATCAGTCTTTCTTGGATGATGACCAGATGGCATCGGGATTTGTTCTTACATGTGTTGCTTATCCGACAAGTGATTGTGTAATTGAAACTGAAAAAGAAGAGGAATTGTACTGATGTCTTGCGACCTTAGAACTGAAATCCTTTCTGCACTTCTTAGTAATGCAGAAGGTAATATTATGAAAGCAAAATTAAATATTGAAGTCTATCTTCATAACCCTGTAGGCATAGGAGAGCATCCTGATATCCTAGCTGCAATTCAAGAGCAACTTGATATTATTGCACACGAAGAGGAAAGAATTGAAGTCATTGCAAAGCACTTCAATAATGCCTAATTCAAATCAACTCTATGAAGACATGGAGAAACTAAATGCCCTATACGAAGAACTCTGTTGGGCACACGATGATGAACTAGTGTTCACTCATGAAAATGGCAGAGTCATTATTTACAACAACACACAGGAACTAGAACAATGAACGAAAACGCAGAACGCATTAATGGTTGGGCAGCAATGATTGGTGTCATTGCAGCAATGGGTAGTTATGCAACCACAGGACAAATCATCCCAGGTATCTGGTGATGGGATTTGTAGTAGCAGCACTGTTGTTCCTTATTCCAATTGGCGCAGCAGCTAGGAAATCATCATGAGTATAGAATGGGCACAGACAATTATTTTTTTATTTGCACCCCTATTCTTTATGCTTCTCTTCATAGAAACTAATGAAGATGATGATGGACCACCAGATGGAGGAATGATGACTCCAGTATACAATCCGATTTGATATATAAAGGAGACTTGACGGTCTCCTTTTTCTATGATAATATCTTAGTCGCCCTATGAAAAACATGATTAACGCTATTAGTATTGGATTAGTTGCTACTGCTATTCCAGTAGTATCTGGAATTCATTGGTTGAGTAGTAATAATGACACAGAACAAACACCATCTTCTGTAGAAGAAGTAGTCGAAGTTCCAAAGACATGGATTTGTCCTGAGTGTACACCAGAAGAACAATACGTTTTAAAAGAATTACAACGTGGTACAAAAATCAAAGACAGAAATGCCCTGGCAACGATCCTGGGTAACATTAAACAGGAAAGTAAGTTCATTGCCAATATATGTGAGGGAGGTGCTAGAGTTCCTTACACTGATTGTCATAGGGGTGGTTACGGGATCATTCAGTGGACCTCTAAGAGCCGTTATTTGGGGTTAGGTAACTTTGCAAGTAAGTATGGTTGCGACCCTAGCACCCTTGAATGTCAAACTCGTTATATGATTAACGAAAACATCTTTGTTAGAGTTCTCCCTGACTTTGAAGGTAGTGGGCAAACGGTTGCAAAATATATGATTCCAGCCTATTATTGGTTAGGTTGGGGAATCCGTGGTCCGCGTGATACCTACGCATATGATTTTACAAAACAAATGATACTTTCATGACCAATAAAATCAAAGATGAAGATAAAATGAAAGTGCGACAACAAGCACTATTCATTTTAATTGACAAATATGGCAAAGATTTAGATCATTCTAGAAGATCTAAATATACTAACAAATCCATTTATGAGTGTGCCCATGACTGGGTCTCTCAAGGCAATGTAAATTGCAATGGAATTACAAAATACTATGAGGCATATTATGCAAAAAGTTTTTAATTTGATGGCAGCGTTTTCTTTTTTAGTATCTGGTGCTAGCGTTGCTGGTGCTTGGTATCTTTATAAGAATGCGGATGTTATGATCGAACAGGCAAGAGAGAAAGCAGTAGAGGAAATTGCCGAAGCAATTCCTGGTATTGTTGCAGAGTTGATGCCAGATATGCCAGAAATTCCTGGTGCAACTGGTGGTGCTGTTCCTTCTGCTGGTCTTCCTTTCTAATGAAAAAACTATTAGCAGCAATCGCAGCAGCATGTTTAAGTGCTCCTGTACTTGCTGAACCTACCAAAGGTTTCTATACTAATGATTCGATGGGATGTATGTTACTAAGGGAATGTACCGATGGAGTCGAAGAAGTCACTAACCTTTTGGATATTTCTCGTCAGTATCCTAATACTTCTGACTTTACTCCTGTTGCTACTGAATTCAACGTCATGCTTACTTCCCTTAACAGGGTCGGAGTTAAAGTGTTTCTAGCAGATGAGAAGTATTTTCCAGTAGGACATCGTGGAGTTTATCATACTGTAGGGAATAATTTCTTCCTTAACAAAACATTTATGCATCGCCCTGGTGTATTGATGAGTGTGATGAGACATGAAGGATGGCACGCTGCACAAGATTGTATGGCAGGAACGATTGATAATAGTTTGATTGCTCTCATTATGCCAGAAGATACTGTCCCTATGTTATGGCGTGAGATGGTAGAGAGCGCATATCCTGAGTCAGCATGGCCATGGGAGAAGGAAGCAACCTGGGCAGGTAAAACCGAAGGGATGACTGCTGATGCCCTAAATGCGTGTGCTGCTGGCCAGATGTGGATGGAATATGAACCAACTCCACTGACAAGAAAGTATCTAATCAAAGAAGGGTATATTTCTAAATAGAAATGCGTTGCTCCACACAGAATGCCAGAGGAAATTAAGAAGGAAGACCCCAAGAAGAAAGGTATTCTTGGGAAAATGAAAGAGGCAGCAAGTGACAAAGAAGAACAACTTGATATTCTTTCTACCTTTGTTAGGCTTGGCATCCTTGTTTGGAGCGGCGGAATACTTACTTTGGCATATATCCAGTTACCACCAGTACTTGGTATTCCCGAACAAAAACTAGATCCTACTTTTATCGCAAGTGTCTTCACTGGAGTGCTTGCGACTTTTGGTGTCCAGGCAGCAAAGAAAGGTGGTGATGGTTCTTCCAAAGGAAATGGTGGTATAACTAAAGCAGATATGGAAAGATTGATTGCAGCTGCAGCACAAATTGCACCTGCTCAAACTATTCGCGTCGAGCAAGCACCAATTCAGTTCATCACAAAAGATGGTGAACCACCTGTAAAACCTACTGTATAGAAAAAATGAGAAAATTTGTTAGTTTGATTTGTTTACTGGGTGCTATGTTTATGGCATCACCAGTCTTTGCTGTTGATGTTGTTATGGGTGCTGGCGGAAACCTAGCATTTGAACCTAATGAGATTACAATCTCTGCAGGGGATACGCTACACTTTGTAAATGAGGCACTACCCCCTCACAATATTATTGTTGAGGCACGTCCCGATCTTTCTAGAGAAGCACTGCTCTTTGCTCCTGGTGAGTCCCAAGATATTGTATTTGCCGATGCTGGTGAATATGAATTTTGGTGTGGACCACACAAAGGTGCAGGTATGACGGGTAAAATTCACGTCGAATGATTTGAAATATTTTATGGGAGATATATGAATTTATTACTTCATCCATTACAAAATTCAAATGACCCCGTCTGGAGTGTGATTATTTCTATAATCATCCTTTTGGCGGGAGTTTCTTATTATGTCTTATATATAATGCGTATGGCTTTTGATGAATTGGACGATGGCGGATCAAATCAACCAGAAGGACGCAGACCAGGACCAACTTCTAGCACTCCTGACACACAGGATTGAAGATGCTGAAAAGATGGCAGAAGAACTCCGTGACAGAGTTCGTAAATTGGAACGATGGGTTTGGGGTGCTGCTGCTGTTATTACTGCTGCCATTACGCTAATAGGAATAGTTACTGCAGTAGATGCAGAGGAGATCAATTATGGGCGCATTGACACCACCAAGCAGGAAGTCTTGCTACAACTTTCGAGTAACGGAGATTAATCGTGTTCTTGATGGCGATACTATCGATGTCACTATTGACCTCGGGTTTGATTTATACAAGAAAGAAAGAGTTAGAGTTGCAGGAGTTGATACACCGGAGAAAAGAACTAGAAATCTAGAGGAGAAGGCACTTGGAATCGACGCAACCAACTGGCTCAAAGAGAAACTCGAAGGCACGTTGGCTGGTGATGAT